CTTCATAATTTTTTAAGGCTCCATAAGCAATACAGTATTCACCTGCAGTAGTTGCTACATCACTGATTGATTTACAATGAGATGAAATAACATAAGGTATTCCATCAATAGTACTTGCTAAATAATCAATTGTATGGACCTTTCTTCCTTCTGGTGTTCTTAAATTTGCAAATGCTCGTAAGTCATTTTTATTAAGGATTAGACAAGCACCACCTTCAACCTCTTCATCACCACCATATGCAAATACGATATCATCTAAAGTAGTATCAGTGATAGTACTAATACTAATATCCTTTGATGCTTCAATTGCTGTTGCATTTTGTGAGAAAATACCTGTGAAAGTATTTGAACTTCCTGCACCGCGTAAAATTTGTTGTGCGATTTTCTTCTTCAAAGATATTTGAATGTTCCTTAGAACTTCAGCTTGGTAAGGTAGAGATGGTAATTTTTCTAATTCTTCAGTGATTTCAGTGTAAGCAGTGACCTTTACTTTTGTAATAGTTACATAATCATAATCCGGTTCAGTATTTTCATAAGGACTACCTTCAGCAGTTAATCCCGCTTCGCCATGTGATTTGACATATGATTTCTTATAAGTCTCACCACCATTTAAATTAACAACACTAACCTTATCAACAATTGTTGAAACTTCTCTAAAAGGAACTGGAGCAATATTTGATGCAATATGATTGGGCAGTAAAATATCACCAGCTGAAACCGTAATGGTTCTTTTTTCTTTCAAATCTTGGCCACGTTTTTCTAACATTTCTTTATTTTGAGAATTAGTCTCAACGTTAACAACTTTAACATCACTTTTACTTGCAATGCTCATTTTCTTTTCTATCATTGCTCTTTCTTCTTGAAGTTTATCAACTTCAGCTTCAAATGCTGATAATTTTTCTACATCAGTTTCTTCAGCACTTGCAGTGCGAATTTCAATTAATCTAGTTTCAATTTCTGATTTTCTTTTAATCAAATTCATTTTTTTACCTCCTAAATGGTAGATTTGATTTTTATTCTTTGTTTGATGATATTTGCTTTACGATTTTGCTCTTCTAAATCCATAGCCTTTAGTTCTGCATCCACAATTTCTAAAGAGCGAGCGTGAATACTGGTTGCATCATAAGCAGGATAATCAACGATTGACACATCGTACAATCTCTCAATTCCAAGGATTCTACGTACTGGTGTCTTTCCACTTCTATCCCAACTTTGATTAGCAACTGTAAATGCAAATGACATCTTATCTAAAAGTTCTGCTCGAACCATTTTGTAAATGTCCTCATTGGACTGTGTATCGATTAGTTCTGCATGTACTTTCAAGCCTATATTATCCACACTTAATGTTAGTGATTTGTTCTTTGTCCTAGCGATAATTAAAAAAGAGTCCATATGATTATATTTCATTGGAACATCTCTCATCAAAGTTTCATTCAGCGCATTTCTGTCAACTATCTCAATAAACCCATTATCTTCATCACCTATTAAAGTTTCATTTTCAAAGACGATAGCATATCCTTCTAGAATCATCTTCCCTTCTGCTTCTTCAAAACGAAGCTCGGCAAGGCGAGATTCTTTACCCATTGTTTTCTTCATCTTCATTTCCTCCTATTTGATATTGGTTGGCTTTTGCTGCATCAACATAATTTAGCGATTGAAGTCGCTTGTTTCCATTTTCGATTGGTTCTAATCCTAGAATTGCTCTTGATTCATTCAGCGACATTATTCCTAGTCCCATTAGTTTTTCAATAGCACCTACCTTTGTAGTCCAGGATGCATACTGAAGTCTTTCACTAAAGAAAAGAATCTCTTCTCCTCGCTCAAGTTCATTGATTGTAAGTAGCCCATTAGAAAAGGCTTCACTTAATTGAATTGCAATGGGCTCAATCGTTGATTCATAAAAGGCATTGAACTGAGTTTCATCATATTGATTGGAAAAGATTGATTTACTAACACCAAAGTAATCTAAAATTTTGCTTTGTATAAACGCTAGAGTTTGTTCATCTATAAATTTAGGATCAACATTTAATTGTGTATAATCACTCTTAGAATCCATCGGAATGATTGCACTATTGTCTTTAGATGATCTCTCAAGAGCACGATTAAATTCATCAAGTTGCTTTTGTTTATCAGCTTCCTTTAGCATTCCATTAATCTTTAATAAACCCTTGATTTGAAAACTTGATAACATTCCATTTTCTATACCTTGAAGCAGTGAATCATTAATCTTTAGTGTTTTTAGTAATGCTTCATGTGCTTCATTACTTGAAGTTCCGCCAAAGAAATCATTAGTAGAATAAAATCTTTTTAAGTGAATGACATTATCATATGGCAGAATATAGTTTGTTCCATCTTCAAAGTAGAACTTTAGAAAATATGAACCATCGTTATCTTCTATAGGTTCAACAATAATAGGATTTAATGGGTAGATGGCTGTTAGTTTATAAGTTGCTTTATCATACATTGGATAAACAAAAGCATTATCATTTAGTAAAAGTAACGAGATAGTTTTGTACAAAAATTGATAAGGAGTCATTAATGGATTTGGGCGATACTTCAAAAGAAAAGCAATTGAACTAGTCTTTTCAGTTTGAACACCACCATCTCCAATTTTTATGTGTCTACCTTTTAGTTTTGCACATTGACTGGCCACCCTATCAATACAAATTCTAACAACATCACTATTAGTTATTGAATTACCAAATGGTATAAATGGTATTTTGATGTCGCTTATAACTTGATATGAATCAACACTACCAACTTTTTTCTTCCGTTTAAATATACCCATCAAAGCACCTCCTAACTAATCATGTTCTCATAGTCTTTTTTGTATAAGTTAAGTACCGAATATGCAATGATTAGAGCAACAGTTCCATCAATTCGCTTATACTTGCTATTTAATTTGCTAGGTTGAATGTTTCCATTAACATCTACCTTAGCTTGTGTATTTGCTAGACACCATTTTAGAATTGGATTGTTGTCATAAATCACGAGTTTGTTTTTCAAATCAGCTTCAAGTTGTTTCATTGGCTCTGACAAAGTATAGACTCCTTGTCTTATTTTTTCCATAGTGAAACCTGCATCTTCCATCTCATCAACCCAATACCTAGAATTCCACGGATCATAACCAACCCATAGAGGTCTAATATCATAATCATAAACCATATCTAAAAACCACTTAGTCACCTTAGTAAAATCATTTTGACTACCTTCAGTTAAAGTAATGAGTCCACGTTTTACCCAAATATCATACGGAACATTATCTTCTTGCATTCTTTTTTCTAGCACTTCACTTGGCATGAAGAAATGAGGTATTATATATTTTTTTCCATCTTTGATTACTAGAAGTATACTTGCTGTTAGATCAGTTGTAGATGATAGGTCAACTCCACCAATTGCATAACTATCCTTAATAAAGTCAATATCAAACTTAGACTCATTATTTAGGTCAGCAAATGTTAACCACGAACCTGACTCAAGTTGTTTAATATTAAAATCCTTACAAAGCATTGTAAGACGAGTGGATAAATCGTTCTTTGCTTTATTCATAATATCTTCAATATATGAATATGTCTTTATTTTCCCAAGTGAGGGATTTGACTTTTGCCATGAAGACTTATCTTCATATATTTCTTCTACTGAGTCTTGAGTGTATAGCCACGGTAGAAGACGTTCATCGATGATTTCACCCTTTATCATCTTTCTACAATACTCTAGCTTCTTATCAAGAAAACCTCCCACGACGTTCCCTTCGGTTGTAATAATAAAAATAAGTGGCTCTTTCTTGGTTGATTGACTTTGTTTGATGGCATCATATACTTTTGAATCCGTCATTTGATGAACCTCATCAATACAGCCTACTTCAATGTTATAACCATCAAGGTTGCGTGACTGAGCAGATAACTTCTTTATCTTATTTTTGGTTTTAGGTGAGTAGATATAAAAGATGTTTTTCCTACTTCTTTTTTCCTTCGATAGAACTTTACTTTGTTCTCTCATGTTATTGATTTCTTCAAAAAGGATCGATGCTTGATCATTTGTATTACTAGCACATACAATATCGACACCACCTTGTGATAAGAAAAACTCAGCTAAGTCAATCCCAGCAATATAAGTGGTTTTACCATTTTTACGAGCAACAAGTAGGACTACTTCATTAAATCTTCTAAGTCCAGTATCTGCAAACTTAAAGCCATAAGATACTTGAAGTAGTGCTTTTTCCCACATCTCTAAAATAAAAGGTTCACCATTAAATGGTGACTTTGTGTGTTTGCAAAACCGTTCAATAAAATCAATTCGAATATTACCAGGTCGTTCATCAAAAACATAAAGTGGATTATCTAAATCCTGCACTAAGCCATTTAGGACTGTTTTGAGTTCACTTCCAACAATTATACTTCCTTCATTAATTTGCCTAACATACTCAAGCAGATAGTTCATTGACTATTTGCCTCTTTTAGAAAATCGTCAAAGTAGTCATCTCCATCATCAATATCTCGACCAAGTATTGAATTTAAAGTTTTAATAATCGACTGATATGTTGATAGGCTTTGAAGATATGTTTTATACGATAAATTTACTCGTTGATTACCTTTGCTTGATGTTTGAACTACATAAGTTGATTCAATACTTGATTCAAGTTTATCTAGTTCAATTTTTAAGAATGCTGCTTTCTTTAATAGCTCATCTACTAGTTTTGCTTTAGACTCATCAACACCCTTAAATAATGAGCTCATCCTTTTATACTCTTTAGAGACTAGATTAACTTCCTTCTTCATCGCCTAATAACTCTCTTTCATCAACTTGCTCATAGTTATCAATAGAATCTTCCGAGCCTAGATATAAAACATTTGATAAAAGTGCACCATCAACTTTTGATTTAAAGATTTTCCCTTCATCAGCTGTGTAAGTTTGTTTAGCCATAAAATCAATCCTCC